TCCAAAGTGCAGTAGGAAGCCTACTAAGTAGATTGTTAATAGTGTCATAGTTTTTTTCTTTTAGCTCTACGTTTTTTTTGTGGTGTATTAGTTACCTCTGTTATTGGCTCAGGAGTAAGCTCTACTTGCGTTAATTCTATCAGTGCTTGAGCTTGTTCAGCTTTAGCTATATCCTCCATCAGATGCTTCTCTAATCTATTAAGCAAGTCATTCATGCATGGAGTGCAGCTTGTGAAGCTCTTATTATCTCTGATGCCTAAGTATTCTTTACGAAGCTTAAACAGCTCGCTCATTTCACCTGGCTCTACTTTGCCTCGCTTTCTTATTGCTCTAATCTGCTCAAGTGTTGGTAGTTGCCATTCCTTATTGTTAAGCATTGGCCATTTCTTAGCTGGGCATCCAGGTACCGCGTAAGATGCTAAGTGATCAATAGGGCATCCGCATGGCTTAAAGGTTATGCCGTCAATAGTGTAAGGTTGTTTAAATGGATTGATTGCATTAATCGGAGGCCCACAAGTGCTAAACTGCTTGTTGTAAACAGGGCACTCTTTGCAAACTTTAACGCGCGCTTCGAAGTCTGTGCTGTTAATCATCATATCTGTAGTGAATTTCTAAGTGTTGTTTTAGCTTTCTTAATAGTTCTGTAAAGATAGTTCAAAGGTATACCGGTCTCTTTAGCTAATTCCTGATAGCTAAAGTCATCTAAGGCATAAAGAAAGAATAGCTCACGCTCAAAGTATGGCAAGCGACTGATAAAGATATCTAACTGCTCATTCTCTAAGCGCATCCCTACACTCTTATTTACATCATCAATGATATCATCTTTCAGATCATTGCGTATCTTTTCGAATCTTAAACGGGTATAATTGAATGAGCTATTGCTACATCGTGCAGAAAGTCTAATAGCATTGCTGACGTAGTTATTGAGCTTGCCTCTATCGTGAATATCCTGAAGCTTATCTTTATCTGATTCTAATATCTTAAGCAGCGTGTCATGGAGCAGCTCATCGGCTAAGTCTTGGCGAGTAACAGTTGCTGCCACTCTTCGCCACTCATTGTAGCATCTATCTATTTCACTGCGCCATGTAGTCATCTATAACTTTTTTAGCTTCATCGAAGCTTTTGCATGTAACAGCTTGGTAGCCATTGTTAATTAACTTTGCTTGCCAATCCTTTTGGCTTTGACTCATTACACCCTTAGCTGTTTTCATCTCTATAGCTAATCCAAAGAATGAGCCTTTAGCGTTATAGATAAAGATGTCAGGGAAGCCTTTAACGTATCCTGTTTTTTTCATCTTCACTGCCTGCTTCATGGAAGTTCTTACCCCTCCAGCTGAAGCGCAATAAAGTAAACGCGGATACTGTGCGTTAATATAGTTAATAACTGCCTCTTGTATTAAGGCTTCCTCATTTCTCATGTGCTCAAAATTAGACTATTAACTTAATCTAAATCAACATCTTATTCACATAGTTATTCACATAGCATTAAGCACCATATCTTTGGCCTAAGAATTTGCTTTTGGTTTAGCAATGATTATTGATTATCTGAAGTAGGCTTGCAAACGTGCAGGCCTATTTTAGTTTATACCCTTATGCGTATAATATTGATGAGTATTTTCCACTATAAGCCTAATTCTGTAGATTATTTTCCACTATTATAGTGTGTAATATCCGTCATAACGCACATTTTAATATAATAAAGTGTGTTTTATAACACATTACTCAGATAAATGCGTATTTGGTATAATTACGATTGAGCTCAAAGAAAGCTCGCATCATTATAGCATCAGCTATATCGGGAGATATCCCTCCGGTGCGCTGGCTGATAGTATCTTTTGATGTTACTCTGAGCTTTCCTTCCTTATCAGGATCTACTCTGCGAATCAGCTCAAGCTCCTTAACAATATCTTCCTGCCATTTAATAGGGAAGGTTATCTCATTCTTATCTATCAGCTCACCTAATCTAAAGTAGCAGTCAGCTTTTAAGTTCATGTATTGCGTTCCCCTCACAGCTTTACTTCCGTTCATGAATTCTCTGCATCGTAAACTATCTACCAATCCACCTCCTACTCCATCAGCATCGGCAAGTACATTGCTTAGTCTAATGCTGTGAGTGTTCATTAATCTTTGTATCTCTGCCTTAACTTCATCCTGTCGCTTCTGCCTAAGCACTACTATATCTATGCAGCTTAATCCTTTCCATACACATAGCACAGTTCTATCCTTACCTAAACGCGCAATGTCGGCAGTAATGTATCCATCACCTACATTCATTGGCTCTCTAAAGCAGCGCATGAGCTCATCATACATGTATAATCTATCTGAGCTGTTATCAAATTCCCAGTCTCCCTCAAGCAAGCGCTTTCTATCTGCTTCAGGTAATCGAGTAAGGCTTGTAACATAGCTATCGGGTAAGTGTATATTGTCCCCAGGTAGCGCTTGAACGAATGCTCTATGCTCAGGAAGATTCTGATTCTTGTATGGTAGATAGAATTGGTTATAAATCCATCCCTTTGAAGGATTGCAAGTAAGTAAAATCTTAGGCTTAAGACTGAACTCATTAAGCTTATAACGAATACGTGAGCTGACAATAGAATAAGCCTTCTCAGTTATCTCAGTAGCTTCATCTATAAATGCATCTGTAATTTCAAGGCCACCTAAATCCGTCATCATGGGATCTGATGGATAGAGAAACAAATCAGCTAAGATAATTTCACTACCATTGCTAAATTTAATGATATGGCTCTGCTGATTATAGATGAAATCATCACCTGCTTTTAGCCCTATCTCATTAGCCACTTGAAAAAAAGTAGCCATTGTAGTTTTCTTAAGCGTATCTAACTTAGCTCGGCCAATCAATGAGCGTGTACCTGGGTACTTTAAGCGTCTAAGAATCTGCCACATGCAGCCGAGCATAGTCTTTCCACCGCCTGCTGCTCCTCCATAGAGGATAGTTTCAACATCACTGTCTACTGATAAAAATTTAAGTGCCTCGCTTTGTCGTGTAAGAGGCTTGAAATTGTATTCTATTTGTCGCGCCATTGCACAAAGTTAGGCACAACAATGTGAGTATCAACAGGTTTTAAGATTCTTTCTAAATTTAACTCCATAAGATATGCGCCTAATGGCTTAGGAGGTCTCATGCGCTCAACGTGAAAGCCCATAAAGCCTTCATCATATTCCTCTTTGTAAGATGCTGTTCTAATATGGTGAACATATCTCATGTTAATTCTATAGCCATTACCTGGGCTGTGAGTTAATTCCTCTACCATATCGGCATGGTGATAAAGCTCGTGAACGTGACCACTCCAAATGCAGTCAGCTCCATCAATCATAACACCCATTCGATTATTCTGAATTACTCCCTTCGTAACTACTCCACCTCCACCTGATCCATGATAATACTTAGTCTTAAATGTGTAATGGCTGCTCTTACCTTTAGCCACTCTATGAATCCACCATCCACCATATCCACCTACCAATACATTGCTGCCAGCTTCTCTATTCAAGCCGCTAATAAAGCGCTCAATTAAATCAGTTTCACAGTTCTTTATTATTGCAGTCTCATGATTACCATATCCCACGAATACCATTAAGTGAGCGTAAGGCTTAAACCAATCTATAGCAGTGTTCACAAGTGCATCTAAGTAGTTAGCTACGTTGTGCTCAGGTCTAATATCTTGCTTGCTTCTACGCGGATCATACTTGCCTTGCATAGCGCAAAATAAATCACCATTTACAGCGAAGTAGATATTCTCTGCTAAGCACTTATCTAAGTGAGCTTTGAGGAGCTTCCTGTCGCAGTGAGGATTATCCCAGTGCACATCAGAAATCATTAAGAACTTATCTGCACTCTTGCAGCTTGTTACTATGACATTTCTACCCTCTCGATATGATGTAATCATTTGTGATTATGTTAGATTTTAACTCTTGAAAATGTTTTTTAAATTCGTTGTAAGGCACATCTATTACTATTGCATTATCTACTCCCTGCATTAGCGCTAACGTGCGCTGGCCTACGTAGTAAGTACCATCATTTCTAAACTCTACTTCAGCCTGAACTCCTACACACTTTCGAGCATCAAACATAAAAGGTATATCCTCAGCATAAATAGCTTCCATACCGATATCATCTGAGTAATTCCACTGTATTATAGTGCAGCTGCATAGCTCCGGTAATAGCTTTGCGTTTAAATCTACAGGCTCCTTTTTTTTTCTAAATAGATTCATATTCAAAGGTTAATAAAAAAGCCGAGCAAATAGCTCAGCCTTTTAAATTAGTTACTAACATCTACTTGTTAGTGGAAGAAATTGCTATTCTATTGTTTCACCTATCGTAATTTGCTTAGTTTCATAGGCGCCTCGGTTATCTAATGGAATAAATCCACTGCCATTACCATGTACTACCTTCATGAAATCTACTTCCACCTTAGCACTGTTCACAATTACTTGTGCTACATCCGCTATAGTCTTAGCCTTATCCATTTCAATATCACCATCTTTAAGCGCTTCTATAACTTCGAATAGGTGATTTCTTAAATCTTCAATTTTGTTGCGTGCCATTTTCAATTTGTTTTTTTAGTTTTTTAAGTGTTTTCATAGCGAATCTTAGATCAGCAGGGTATCTAACTATGCTATTTCTTCGCATTGCATCAGCATAAGAAAGACATTCAAGATTACTGAGCTCATTGTTTAGCTGGTTGTTATCTTTAAATATTACTTTGTGCTTTGCCGGAACGGGACCATTAGCCTCTTCCCATACTAAGATATGTACTCCTCGCCAAGTTTTGGGCTCTGCTACCTTGCGCTCGATGTATCCATCCTTAGTAATACGCTCGCTACCAACAGGCCTATAATTGTGAGGCTTATTGCCTTTCTTAAACATTGTTGGAGCGCACTTATTGTAAGTAGATAAAGCTACTTTCTTACCCTTGTTTGCAGGCTGATGCCCTTTAGCGTAACGATGTATCTTAGAATTTTCTTTAAACTTAACTGAAGTCTTAGCCATTACTTTATCATGGTGCAGCTTGCTCTTTTTAATGTCAAGAGCATAAGCCTTACCATAAACTCCGCTAACAGTTCTATTTAAAGCCTTGGCTATATCTTCAGTAAAGTTATCAGCGTAGTGATTAACCAGGTATTGCATTTCTTCTATGGTCCAATCTTTAGCCATTGTTAATTTGTTTAATAATATCAATATAAACTATTCGGCTGAGCTCTATCTTTTGCAAGCCATCAAATTCAGCCTGCGCAGATTCACCTAAGATAACTTTGTTACTTGCCTTGAATTTAGCCTCTACTTTCTGCTTAGCTATATCTTCGAATCTTGCCCATACCTCAGGTGCCCACATAGATTTCTTATAGATGCCCTGCCTAAACAAGCGCTGGCAGTTGTATGGCGCAGATATCTCTATCCATGACTCTTTACCTGCATTCCATCTTTCAACATCTTCATGCAGCGCTGTAACAGGATCAATAGCCTCAATATGTTTTGGCTC